TCAATTGAATTTGATAATGGCTCACGTATTATTGCACAAGCAACAACAGAAAATACAGGACGTGGTTTAAGTATTTCGATGGCATACTTAGACGAATTTGCATTTGTGCGTCCTACTATTGCTCGTGAGTTTTGGACAGCACTCAGTCCAACACTTAGTACAGGTGGTAAATGTATTATTACAAGTACACCAAACCAAGATGATGACCAATTTGCACAAATTTGGAGAGAAGCAAACAAAACTCAAGATGCTTATGGAAATGAAAAAGAAACGGGGAAGAACGGTTTTAAGGCTTATAGTGCAGACTGGACAGCACATCCAGACAGAGATCAAGATTGGGCAGATGAAGAACAAGGTAAAATCGGTGAAGAACGTTTCCGTCGTGAACACTTAAACGAGTTTATTGCATTTGATGAAACATTAATTGATAGTTTAAAACTTACAATGATGGAACATAAAGACGTGTACAAAAAGTCTGGGCAGGTACGCTGGTACAGACCTATTACTAAAGGTAAAACTTATATTGCAGGACTTGATCCTAGTTTGGGAACAGGCGGCGATAATGCTGCAATACAAGTTTATGAACTGCCTGGTATGCGTCAAGTTGCAGAATGGATGCACAATAAAACACCTGTGCAAGAACAAATACGTATTTTACGTACTATGCTAACCGAAATACAAGAACAATCACCGGACGCTGAAATTTACTGGAGTGTTGAGAACAATACACTAGGAGAAGCAGCCTTAGTTGTAATTGCAGAAATGGGAGAAGATAATCTTCCTGGCACATTTATAAGTGAGCCTAAAAAAGCAGGTAGTAACAGAGCATTTAGACGTGGATTTACTACAACTAACAAAAGTAAACTTAGTGCATGTAGTAAATTCAAAAACTGGATAGAAACTGACAAGATGGAAATTGCTAGTAATACATTATTACGTGAAACTAAAACATTTATTGCTCGTGGTAGTAGTTATGCCGCTAAAGATGGTGAAACAGATGATCTAGTAATGGCAGCATTATTAGTTGTACGTATTGCACAACATGTAGCACAATATGACGAAACAACTTATAACGAACTAAAAGATAGTTTTTCTGAAGAAGAAAATATAGAACCAATGCCAATTACCTTTTTGGTATAAATAGTATGTAACAAAGAGAGATTAAAGAATGTTGAGTTCAGAAACAGTTGCAGAAAAGATTTTTAAGATACTCAAGGGCAACGGGCATAACTTACAAATGTTTACAGACGAAGGTGATTCTACAGTAGATCCTTCGGCAAGTAGACGTTTCTACTTGAATGACACTGGGACAATGGTTAGTCTCGATGAAACCGATAACAGACGTGAAATCAAAGTAAGTATTGGTGCAACAACTGATATCGACATGCTAAAAGATACACTATATCAAGTTAAAAAATTAGCAAACAAAAGTATTATTGAATACACATTAAAAAATTATACCAAAGAAATCGAACCAAAGGATTTTGACTACCAAGCACAAAAGGTAAGAGACATGAATACAGTAAACGAAGCAATCGGACAAGCATATGGCAGCACAAAAAGCAGCTATCAGAAATTAGAAAGCGCAAGACTTATTATTAAACACAATAAGCCTGTTAATGAAGAACAACGTGGATCACGTAGTAGAAACATTAGTGCTATCTATATCGAAAATGCAGATGGAGAGCGTTATAAGTTTCCAAGCAACAACTTAGCAGGTGGTAGAGCTATGTTGCGTCATGTTAAAGAAGGCGGAACACCGTACGATGACTTTGGTAAGCATATTGTTGAGCAGTGCATTGAACTTAAAAAACTAAAAGAGTTTAAGCGTTACAGTGACAGAAACAATCTAGTTAACGAAGATACTGCAGAAATCGTAGAAGCAGTAAGTTCACGTATTGCAAATATTCGTGAAGGTTTAAACAAACTTAAAGGCAGTAAGACATATGCTGCAGCACTTGAAGCATTTTCAAGTGATGGCGAAAAACTAGACGAAGATGATTTCGCAGACATTAAAGATAAATTTACAGTTTCATATTTTGATGAAAATGTAGAAGGTGCATTACCATATGTACAAGCACTTGTAAAAGAAATGCAAGTAGTACGTGAACAACGTGCAGCAATTGAAGAAGCAATTGGCAACTTGGTTGCATTTGTAGAATCAAAAGACATGTTTGGTTTACGTGAAGGAACTAACTTAAAAGCAGATCCTGAGAATCCAATGAGAGCAAAAATGGAATCAGCAAGATCGCAATTAGGTGCAGTAATGGAATATATCGCTAACGTATTAGACGAAAGCGAACAAGAATTGGCAACTAAATTACAAGAAGCAAGTAAATTAGTTGACAGTATTCAAGACGATGCTATGCTAGGAAAGTCGGCTCGTGCAATCACACAGTTGATGCCTAAATTAAGTGTCGTTGAGAAAGAAGATATACGTTCGGAGTCTGTTGACTGGGAACAAGAATTTGATAAGATGTTTGAAAATTACGATTTAACTAAAATTTTTAATTGACAACAGGCAAAAAACGTATTATATTAGTGATAATAAGATTGTCACAAAGGCAAAACTTAGGCAAACAAAACATAGGCAACATTAAGGAGAATAACTATGGCATCATTGGCAGAAATTCGTGCAAAACTACAAGAACAAGATAACCGTGGAGGCGGTAATCAATCGAGCGGAGGAGGCGACAATGCTATCTTCCCATTTTGGAATATCCCAGAAAATTCAACTAGTGTAATTCGTTTCCTTCCAGATGGAGATACGAGTAATACTTTCTTTTGGCGTGAGCGTCAAATGATTAGACTAGAATTTGCAGGTGTTGAAGGACAACCTGATTCTCGTCGTGTAACAGTTAATGTACCTTGTAACGAAATGTGGGGGCCAGTAGGAAGTTGCCCTGTACTGTCAGAGGTGCGTAATTGGTTTAAAGATCCTAGTTTAGAAGATATGGGTCGTAAGTACTGGAAAAAGCGTTCATACGTATTCCAAGGTTTTGTAGTTGAGAATTCACTCGATGAAGAAACTCCGGAAAATCCAATCCGTCGTTTTATTATTAACCCAAGCATCTTTAACATTATCAAGGGTGCACTTATGGATAGTGACTTTGAAGAACTACCTACTGATTACGAAGCAGGTACGGACTTCCGTTTAACTAAAACTACAAAAGGTCAATATGCAGACTACTCAACATCAAGTTGGGCACGCCGTGAGCGTTCACTAAACAGTGACGAACGTGCAGCAATTGACACATATGGTTTGTATAATCTAAATGATTATCTTCCTAAACAGCCTAGCGAAGAAGAACTTCGTGTTATTAGCGAAATGTTTGAAGCAAGTGTTGATGGTAAATTATATGATCCTGCAGCATGGGGCAATTTTTATCGCCCAGCAGGTGTACAAATTGATACATCAAACAGTGCACCAAACACAGGTAGTGCGCCAGCATCCAGTCCTGCACCGCAGCCTGCGGCTACGCCAACTTCTGCTCCTGTAACAGAAGCAGCACCTGTAAATGATACTGGTTGGCAAGAACCTGCTGCACCTGTAACACCTCCTGCACAACAGGAGCAAGTTGCTGAAACAGTAGCAGCAACAGCACCAGCAGCAGAAGGCGAAAAGCCTAGTGCGCAAGATATTCTTGCAGCAATTCGTGCACGTGGAAACTAATTCTTAACAAAAAACCCGGCGGGGCGGCACCAAGTCGCCCCATTCTTTCTAGGAGATAATTATGGCAAAACCTTTTGACATTGCGAAATTTCGCAAAAGTATTACTAAGAGTGTGCCTGGTCTTAGTAGCGGATTTAGAGATCCAGATACATGGATTAGTACAGGCAACTATACATTAAACAAATTAGTTAGTGGACGTTTTGATGGCGGTATTCCACTAGGCAAAGTATCAGTCTTTGCAGGCGAATCAGGTGCTGGCAAATCATTTATTTGCTCAGGCAACTTAGTACGTGAAGCACAAAAGCAAGGTATCTTTGTTGTACTAATTGATACAGAAAATGCACTAGACGCAAAATGGCTAGAAGCACTAGATGTTGATGTTAGTGAAGACAAACTGCTCAAACTAAATGTAGCAATGATTGATGACGTTGCTAAACTTATCAGTGAGTTTATGAAAGATTATAAGTCACAGTATGCAGACAAAGACGAAGAAGATCGTCCTAAAGTATTGTTTGTAATTGACAGTTTGGGCATGATGCTAACACCTACTGACATTGACCAGTTCCAAAAAGGTGATATGAAAGGTGACTTAGGACGTAAGCCTAAAGCACTTACAGCACTTGTTCGTAACTGTGTAAACATGTTTGGTGATTACAATGTTGGACTAGTAGCAACTAACCACACATATGCGTCACAAGATATGTTTGACCCAGACGACAAAATTAGTGGTGGTCAAGGCTTTATCTATGCATCAAGTATTGTTGTTGCAATGCGTAAACTTAAACTAAAAGAAGATGAGCAAGGTAACAAAATTTCAGAAGTACGTGGTATTCGTGCAGCCTGTAAAGTAATGAAAACACGTTACAGCAAACCTTTCGAAAGTGTACAAGTTAAGATCCCATATGAGACTGGAATGAGTCCATACAGTGGTTTAGTAGACTTAGCAGAAGGCAAAGGTGTACTGAAGAAAAGCGGTAATCGCTTAGAGTATATTGATAAAGAAACAGGTGAAGCAATCCTCAAATTCCGTAAAGCATGGGAAGCAAACGACGAAGGCGTATTAGACTTAATCATGAAACAATGGGATGACAAAGAAGTAGATGATGTTATTGAAGATATTGAAGAAGAAGAACTAAATATCGAAACAACACTATCTGAGGAATTAACCATAAATGAAACTGAGTGAATCTGAAATCGAACAATTTGTAAATCTGTGGATGGCTATTAAACCTTACATTACCGCAAAAGACAAATACGATGCTTGTCAAAAATTTATAATGACATTAGAAGAAACAGTTGATATCGAAGACATTACAGATGAATTAGTTGGATATGACGGAACGATTGACAAAGTCATTAGAGACAACTATATTGAACATGTAGACTTTGATGAGTACAATGAAGATGATGAATGGTAAATGTCACATTGGTTTAATGAAATCCGCAAGGACTTTAATAAAATAATTCCTGCAATTAATTATTACGAAACACAACTAGATGAGGCTCGTGTTGAATGTAGCCTTAAAGGTAATGTTGAAAAACACAGTAGAGATATGCCTGGTATAGTTGAACATCGTTTTAATCAGTTGCAGGAAATTGAAGCAATATTAGAATACCTTAATATTGAATTACGTAAAGTTAAAACAGAGAAATACAAAAAGTTTCTCGAACACTATAATCGTGCTCTTAGTTCAAGAGATGCGGATAAGTATGCAGAAGGTGAACAAGACGTAGTTGACCAACAGCATATCTGCAATGAGTTTGCACTTATACGAAACAAGTATATGGGACTCATTAAAGCACTAGATGCTAAACAATTTCAAATCAACAATATTGTTAAACTACGTGCAGCAGGATTAGAAGACATTAGTTTATAAAAAAATTACAACCCTTTGAAAGTGCAGGATTCTTTTCTGCACTTTTTTGTTGACTTCTGGATCTACAATCACTATATTAATAGTGTAGAAGGAGACATTAATGCTTTACAGTGTAATCGGCGGTACTAAAAAAGAAAGAGCGGCAGTTACTGAAGCACTTTGGTTTGCTAAAAAATATTGGTTACCAAAGCATCGCAAACTTGCTGTTGATGTAGAGATTACCAAGTATTTAGATGTTGATGCTGACTGCTTAGAAGGTGATGATGATCGTGAGTATGAAATCCGTGTTAAGCGTGGATTGGATTACGAGGATCTTGTTACTGCAATTTTTCATGAATTTGTACACGTTAAACAAGATGTACTAAAACAGTTTCCTATGTTTACCCCTAGTGACATTCCGTATATGGATCGTCCTTGGGAGATTGAAGCATATGCTGAACAAGAAAAAATGTTAAAAAAATTCAAAAAAGTTTCAGAAAAGACTTGACAACCAAGACATCTTACACTATATTATATATGTAAGCAAGAAAGAAGAGGACTTC